CGTCAACGAAAGCCTGTGACAGGACCAAGTTCCCTGATGATGAGCACCGAGCGTTCTACGTTGGTGTGACTAGGGCCCGACACAATCTCTACATTCTACTGTCCAACAACAAGTATAGGTACACGATATGAAACGCGACGAAGTATTAGACACCGCCAAAGAACTGATCAATGGATCGAGGGCCAAGGACTACGGGGATGCATACGAGAACTTCGAACGCATTGCCGAGGGTTGGAACACAATCATCCGGAACGCCATGTCCACCCATGGTCACGTCACACCGCAGCATGTTGCGTTGATGATGGACTGGGTGAAGACGGCTCGGCTGCTCAACGATATCGACAAGGCAGATTCGTGGATCGACAAGTGCGGGTATAGTGCGCTGGGCTCAGAGTTCTCGGATCGTGAGCGTGAGATACAGAAGCGCCTGGATGTATTCTTCAAGAAGGAAAGCTGATGTCACAACAGAATCTTTTCTCAGAGGATGGCGGGGAGCACAGCGACCTCAACTACCAGATCAAAGGCGAGATGGATATCATCGAGGTTGATTGGAACATCCCGACTGAGTACCCAGATCTCACCGGATACAAAGAAGTTGCCGTCGATCTGGAAACCAAAGACCCGAACCTCGTAACTCTTGGCCCAGGGTGGGCTCGTAATGACGGGCACATCATCGGCATTGCTGTCGCTGCGGGAGAATACAAAGGGTACTTCCCCATCCGGCACGAGAACGGGCACAACCTAGATCCGCGGATCACGATGAAGTGGCTGAAGAAGCAGTTGTCTGTTCCAGAGATGGACGTGATTATGCACAACGCTACCTACGATGCGGGCTGGCTGCGGGCCGAGGGCGTGGAGATCAAAGGCCGGATCATCGATACGATGGTGACAGGTGCATTGGTTGACGAGAACCGTTGGACCTTTAGCCTTGATTCGTTGGCCCGTGACTATGCTGGAATCCGCAAGGACGAGAAGCTGCTCAAGGCTGCGGCTCTTGAACGTGGACTGAACCCCAAGTCAGAGATGTACAAGCTGCCCCCGAAGTTTGTTGGTGGGTACGCTGAGATGGATGCTGTTGCTACGCTGGCACTGTGGCGGGTGTTGAAAGTTCACCTCGACAACGAAGAACTGTGGGACGTGTGGAACCTTGAGATTGGCTTGATCCCCTGCATGTTGGACATGCGAACCAAGGGTGTGCGAGTAGACCTCGAGAAAGCAGATCGTAACAAGAAGGCTCTTCGTGAGCAAAGCAAGTACCTCCGCGGAATACTGGAGAAAGAGGCTGGTATGGAGGTGGACATCTGGGCGTCTGCATCCATTCAGAAGATGTTCGACAAGCTGGGCATGGAATACCCGAGGACCGATAAGGGTGCGCCTTCGTTCACCAAGTCGTTTCTTAATGACTCCCCAGAGAAGATCGCTCAAGTTCTGGTTAAGCTGCGGGAGTTTGACAAAGCTGACAGCACGTTTATCGACAGCATCCTGCGGCACGAGACAAATGGGCGTATCCACACTGAACTGCACTCTACCCGTAGGGATCAGGGCGGTACGGTAACTGGCAGATTCTCTTCGTCCAACCCCAATCTCCAGCAGATTCCTGCACGGGACCCTGACATCAAGCGTTTAATTCGTGGCCTGTTCATACCAGAAGAGGGGTGCAAGTGGGGATCGTTCGACTACTCAAGCCAAGAGCCGAGGTTACTGGTTCACTTTGCGTCGATGATTCCGTCCACGATCCGGCATCCTGTTGTCGATCAGATTGTAGATGAGTTCAACAACGGTGACGTTGACCTGCACCAGATGGTGGCGGACCTAGCGAACATCACCCGTAAGCAAGCCAAGACAGTTAACCTTGGCATCATGTACGGCATGGGCGTGGCGAAACTGGCGGATCAGTTGGGCATTTCAAAAGGTGACGCCAAGGATTTGATCGAAAGACACCACACAAAAGTCCCCTTCGTAAAAGGACTGGCGGACTTGGCCTCTAAGCAGGGGGATAAGAACGGTCAGATACGCACTCTGATGGGCCGTAAGAGCCGCTTTCATCTCTGGGAGCCTGTCACCTTCGGAGCAGGCAAACCCCTGCCCTACGACGAGGCTATGAAGGAGTACGGGGGTCCTGGTGGTAGAGGCATACGCCGTGCGTTCACATACAAGGCTCTGAACAAGCTGATCCAAGGATCGGCGGCGGACCAAACTAAGAAAGCGATGCTGGATTGTTACAACGAGGGATACACCCCTATGCTCACGGTCCATGACGAACTATGCTTTAACATAGAGAGTGAAGAGCAGACTGCTCGGATTAAAGAAATAATGGAGACAGGTATTAAACTCTCGATACCCTCCAAGATCGACGTTGATATCAAAGATGATTGGGGAGAAATAGAATGATGCACATTGAAGACTTTAAGACTGTTGGCTTTAAGCAAATGCACCAGATGCAGATCGACGCTGTCGTGAACTACATGGCTACCTGCATAAACCTTGCTGCATCCCTCGGGGATCCTGAGATCCTAGCCGAGGTTGAGGAAGAATCAGACGAGCTTATAAAACTCCTTGGTGGGAACGGGTTGCATGTAGCAGTTACCGGGGGAGACTTCGTCTACCGTGAAATCGATACTAGGAACGATCAAGCAAGAAAGCGTTAGCCGCACGTTCCGCTGGAGTCCCGCCTAACAGAGCAGGGTTCACGGGCCCAGGAGCACGAGCCGTGGTCACCGGAAAGGTTGGCTGCGGTAAGCTGCCCTGTATTACCGGACTTGGAACAAAGGTAGGAGAAGGACTAGGAGCAACAGGGCTTGGCACGAAAGGGCTTGGCACAAAGGTAGGTGTGCTTCTAGCTTCCGCTGGATCCAAAGGTAGGTTCCGCATCTGACGTTGAATCTCTATAACTGCTCTGTTGTCGAACTTACCTGAGATACCAGCATCACGCATCTCTTGGCGGTTCTTCTTGGTAACTTTGAACGGCTCGAACTTACCGCGCATGATTCCTTTGACCCCACCGATGTTGTTCTTCTTGAGAACCCTGCGGATGTCTGCGTTCGACAGTCCCATCATACGAAGGTCATCGATCAAGCGATAATACTCTTTGTCTATCCGCAGCTTGTCGTTGTTTGCCGCTTGAAAGGCGTCGGTCAGAGAGCTTGTGCTAGCGTTGAAGTCGTCAGTAACTCGGTTGAACTTACGCTTTGCATCAGTCTGTTGCTGACCTAAACGATATGCCCCGTACTCTAAGCCCTTCTTCGGGTCAAACTCAAGGACCGAAATCCCTGTTGCTTGACGTGCGAACTCTCCAAGTGCGTTACGTTCACGACCCATCTTGTCTTCGCTCGAGATCATGCCGTCCTCGGAACCAAGAACGCCCCGCAAGAATCGGCTAGGCTCAAGTTCGCCGCCCGATACGTTCGCCGGAATTACGTTTGGCATCAGAGTGTCCATGACATGCAAGAACTTTTTGCTCTGACGAGAACCAAAGCTCTCGGACCCAGTGTAGACTTCTGCGCCCGTAGCGGTTCTACCTCCGCGAATTGTAACGTCTAGCAGAGCTTCGGTGAGCATGGCCTCGGACATAAACGGTTCAAAGACCTCGGACAGCGTTCCACCCGCAACATCCTCTAGGACTTGGCCTAGATCTTTTCCTTGCTTAACCGCATCGTCAGCTTCGTTGATCGCACGGTTGGCGAACCTGGTCAGCACATCGTATGGGTTAGACGTACTGAAGTTCATGTACTGGATCTTCCCGTCTTCTGTTTTGCCCAAAGGCAACAGGACAGAACCTTTTTCCCAGCGAGGGGCAAAGGACCGCTTATAGGCATCCATCTCTTCTCGGCTCACACCTGTCGTGGCATAGGCCAGTTCAAGCGCAGCGGTGGGAATGATCGCGGTTGTTGTGACAAATCCCAGCAGGCGGTTGCGCCCACGAGTTTGAATAGCAGGAATGTCTGACGCCATGTCATCCAGCCCTTGCTTCACGATGTTAAACCCTGTCCGATAGATCTCAGCAGGGAACGAGATGAAGTTACCGATAGGAAGACGGCGACCAAACTGCACCAACTCAGACGAGGCTTTGTTGTAGTTCGGCACGGTATCACGCACGATCTGTGCAGCACGGTTCTTGATTAACTCGTCTAAAGCATCTGAGAAATTTACCGGACTTCCGTATTCAGTGACCCCGCCACCTATATCTGTCTGTTTTTGGAAGAAGTCTTCTTCCATGCCCTTCTTGCGAGTAGCCTTGCCAGCATTACTCATCAACTGGTCGAACTCTACATCGTCCATACCTTTGCGGAGATACGCGATCTGTTCGTCTATGGACGAACCCTTCAGAGCATTACGAAGATGCGCCTGTTCTGCGTGATAGTTGAAGTACTTCCAGAAGTCGTCTGAGCCTTGGTACATATCTTCCAAGGGTTTAGCTACTTTACCAAGACCTCGAGCCACCTTCTCCCGAACTCCGCCGCCTGTGCCTGCGACTGCCTCGACGAAGTTCTTAGGATCACGGGCCGTGAGGTTCAAACCTTTGTTCAAGGTGTCTTGAATCTCTCTTAACTCTGCGTTTGTACCAAAGATACCACGGGAGTTTGCGTCAGCTATGTCCTCAAAGACTGCGTCTGCGTCTTTCTTGCCGATGCCAACAGCCTTACCCGCCGCCTTGCCGATAGTAGATGTCGGCGCAGCTTTGTTGGCAATGTTCGAGAACACCGCTTGAGCCGAGTCCGCTAGACTACCGCCTCTGCCAAACACGGGTACGTTCCCGTTAGCCATGGCAAACGCTGCGGCAGTGGTAAAGTTACGGACCTGTGTGATAGGAGACAGAACAGTCTTGCTGTACTGCGAAATACCTTTGGCTTTCAAGAATGACCCCAGCAAGCCGCGTGTTATCTTGGTCCCCAAATCATCTTCGGCACGAACAGCGCGTGTTAGATTGTCATAGATGGGCTTTGGAACGTAGAAGTTTTCCAACTCCCCCCAACCAGAACTGCCGATCATTTTCTCTAGGTCTGTAGCAAGCTCACCCTCACGGCCAACCACGTTGACGCCGCTACTAAGTCCGCCTTCTCCGCCGAGTTTGACAAAGCCACGCTCCCGCAATCCGGCCTGCTGTTCGGGACTAAGTCTGCTGCCGTCCCGAAAGAGTTTCCCTATACCATCGTCGGCTCTAGCCATCTTTGCTACAGTTCCAAAGTAGTCGTCTACTGCCGTAAACTGTGCAAGATCCGCAACTGTACCGAGGTACGCTTCGCGGGGATCTTTGATCTCTCCAAGCAAAAGACGTAACTCGTCTGGAACATTCTCGCGAGTAATGAACATGCCCGTCTCCAAGCGGTCACGAGCCATGCGACCCCCGCCCAGTTTTTCACGAGCCTTCATACTGTACTGATTCAAAAATGTTTCACGAGCCTTTCGTGCCGCCTCGCGAGTAATCTTGCTGCCAGTAAGTTTGATCTCTATACCATTGTCCCCGGTTACTCTTTCAAGACCGTTCTTCAACAGGAAGTCCTCGGACAATTCGTTGTCCACGTCTTTTCGTGCGAGCTTTGTCAGTTCTTTTTCCGTAGCTTTCTTGTTTGCCACGAAGAAGTCATCGGCTACTTTTACGGACGCTTCTGTTGGGACGTACTTTTTATCCTCAAAGATTTTGTATCGACGGCGAAGGTATGTGTTGATGTTTGTCTCTATCAAGTCTTTTATGTTTGTGCCGTCAGGCAAGACTTTGTTTTCTTTGAGAAAGTTACTACCCAAAACATCGTTACTTAACTTGTCGATGTGGCCCCGCATAAGTCTTGCGTTTGTTTGCACTCCCCGTGGGAGTTCGCTTAAAACACGGGCTTTGACAGTGTCGTCAGCTTCAGTGAGATAACTCTCCAACTTTGACATGATCCCCACACGGTCTAAGTTGCCGTCGCCTTCGGGAGCCTTCTTGATAAATCTGTCGATCTCTGTCTCCAGATTCTGAAGAATCTGCCCAGCCTTTTTAACTTGAGTGTTTACCTGCCCATCCAACAGTTCACGTTTAGTAGCCGCCGCAGTAGGGAGATACCCACGGTAACGGCCAAACGCGATAAAATCCGCCAGCTTGCTTTTGAACGCGCCAAGCTCATCCGCCGTGTTTGGTTTTGCCAACATACGGCGCTCAAGCAGGTTGTCGATCCCCCGTCCTGCTTGATCTAGCTTTTCGTTAATAGCTTTAGCACTGACCTGTCCAAACTCTGTCTGACCTATAGTTTTTCCAGCGCCACCTATAGCTTTACCTGCGCCCATCAGTGCGCCTTGAGCTACTCCGCCAAGCAACGCGGACTCTGCTCCGACTTTTAGTCGGTTGCCCATACGAGCCAAGGCTTTCTCACGTCCGCTCAACCCGATCAAATCACTGGTCTGGCTTGGACCCATGTCCACCCAGTCACCAACCGTGGTCATGCCGTCTGTAGTTACCGCAGCGTCAACAGCACCAGCGGCAGCAAGTTCTTTCCCAGCCAACGCAAACCGTTCGGCTTTCGTCAAAGGTGTACTAGCTAAACCCTTCGCAGCACGAGCGGCCTTCGCACCCTTGGCAACCAAGCCCGCAGCACCAAGACCGGGGACCACGAACTGAGTTACAATCTCCGCGCCCTTACCAAGTATGCCTTCTGGATCAAGGCCCAACGCATCACGGGCAGCTTCCGCCGCCTCGGTGACTTGGTCCCCGTAGTTTGTATCCGCAACAAGATCCACGCCCATTGCACCAAGGCCCACGAGTCCTTCGCCAATGCCGATGAGACCTGAGACAACACCCTCGCCTAGCTCACCAATGTATGTGTCATCGTAGAACTGCTTCCCGTCGTCTACAGGGCTGGGAACAAAAGTCTTGACTGGGCTGGGAACAAAATCGGCCATCTAGTGAACTCCTATTGGACGTTAAACTGTTCGCCACCTATGGTGTAAATCTTTTTCCCAGCTTTTTTCGCCGCATCGTTTGCGGCTTGGTGAGAAGAGATGTCCGCAGGAGGTGCCGGAGCAGCAGCAGGTTGACCGCCCATCGCAGCCGACGGAGCGTTCGGTGCAGCAGTTTGTGCCGCGGTCCTTGCGTCAGCAAGTGCTTTCTCTGGGTTTTCAGGATCAACTTCCAAGGCCGCTTTGTACGTCGCGTCGAACACAGATTTGTACAGATACTCTTGACGAGACTTCTCGCCACCCGCACCCGCTGCCCCAGCAGCACGAGCCGTGGCTGTCTGCTTGTAAGCCTGTAGACCAAACAACACCGCTTCCGCGAACTTGTCTGGGCCTTTACCCACAGAAGAGCCGATGGCTACGTTAGCAATCCGGCGGTTAATCTCGTCGATGTCGTTGACATCTTCCATGCCGAATACGTTCTCAGCAAAGTCTTGCTTGGCCGCGTCTGTTGGCTCTTCGTCCGCAGCTATTAAGGCTGCGTTAGCAATTGCGGCAGGATCGTCTGTAGAGCTTGCGGCTTTACTGATTATTGCGGCTTTGCCTTTCCCGACTTCCGCGCCTTGTTCTAAAGATCCAAACGTCTCGACAACCGCTCCGTCCGTGTTCTTGTTGAGCTTTTCAAGGAACACCAAAGTGGGGTCAGTAATGTCTACTGTAGATGATCCACCCGCCGCGACTTGCGCCTTGGCTCTTTTAGCCAAACGTGCGCCCATGTCGGAGTATCCCTTCAAAGGCTCACCACCTTCGTTAAGTTTAACAACAGGTTGCGCGGGTGCCGCAGCAGGAGCCGCGTTTGCCACCATTGGATTCAAGGGCCGAGGAGCCAT